GCAACACAGGAACCGGCTGCGGGCCTTGCCACCGTGTCAGCCGAGGAACCGGCCCCGCTCCCCAAAGGGGTTCTTTCCTTCTACAGCGATGGGATCCTCGAATGCTCGGTCAACGTGGGCGGAGGTGCGACCGGCGATGAATGCCCGGTGGAATACCAGGCGCTGGGCGTTCACAGAGTCACGACGCTCTACACGGCTGGCGAAGAGTCGGCGACCGTTACCGAAACCGAGACGATTGAGCCGTTGTCAACCAGCGTACTGCTCAATGTGAGCTACGAACCGCTCCCTGTGACCCAGAGTGACTTTGGATGCGGCGACCTTTCGGAATGTTTTCAGGAAAACGGCTGGCGCGAAAATGGCTACTTCCATATCGGTACCTTGACCGTGAGTGGCAACGTGCAGCCCTGGGGCACCCCACCACTGTCTGCGTGCCCGAGCGGTGAAACCGCCTGCCATACACTCGCGCTGGGTAAAGATGGAACTGAGAGCTTCCCGGTCTATGCGATGGCAAACGTAACCGTGCTGGAAGAAAAGGCGTTGACGATTGGGGACACGCTGGCGCTTGAACCGGAAGCGATCAAGAACGTGACATTGCAAGGCCTGCCGGGCTTCAACCAAATCCCGCTTGCTGACGTTGGATCAGGCATAGAGCACTTCCAAGTGGCCGCGCCAGATAAAGCTGGGTATCGCAGCTCTACCGCCGTTGCATCGGTGCACTTCGGCCCGAGCATTACTGGCTCAGTTGAACGGGTTGCCTGTGGCTGTTAAGCAGCCTCTCGCGCGAACAAGAACGCGGGCCGGTACTTCACTACGCAGCTCGGCCTGTTGGCGCCTTTGTCTGCGAGTTCCCCAAGGTCGCCTTGGCTCGGCGTGAAGATCCCGCGAACGATTCGTTTCTCCATCCCCGACGGCGGCGCGTAGGGCAAGAACCCCTCCGGCACCACCGAACCCCAAACGTCTTCGCTGGGGTGCTGGCGGATAACTTCATCGGTGCGAAGCTCCGCCGAGCGAGTGGCAAAGCAGACCAGGTTTTCATCTGCCGCTTCCGTGTAGTAGACGGTGACTTTGATCGCGTCGACCGAGGCAGTGACGGAACCGGCTGCAATTACTTCTGCGCGGAGGGCGAAGCCGAAGCCTTCGGCGTTGACATCCGAAGGAGTCAAAGTTTCCCCCCAGAGGTCATCCGCTGCACCGTAGATACGGACGGTGTCGCTTGTCGGCCACCACCCCGCCGCCGCCCTATTGGTCGTGCCAATCAAGCCGCCCTTCACGATCCGGGCCTCTAGGTCGCTCACATGGAAGCTACCTGATTCTTTTGACGCTTTCCTCTCAACAGAGGCCATGATGCCGATAATGGTGGCCCCTACTGGGATAGCGAAGCCAAGTTTTTTGGCGAGGAGGTACTGGCTTGCTGCCGGTATCGTAGAAGTGAGCGTCGCATAGGAATTATCGGAGGATGCCGCACTTGCCGGGTTGGTCCATGCAGCTTCACCTGCCGATGTATTATTTTCCACTGTACTTGGGGCTTTTGATGCTTGGTTGTCTGCGGCAGGAGCCACATAAGGCGCCCGCAGGACCGCCATCTGCTCAGCCGGATAGATCCGCACCCGCGCCAGGTCAACGCTCCCCGCGCCGTTCACGGCACGAGCTTGAACCTGCCACTCCCACCGCTCGCTCCCCACCGCCGCCGGTTCCGGCCTTGCTTCACCGAGGTCCAGGATCGACCAGCCCCCTACCAACGGGGTCGGCACGATCTTGTTTTCAGACCACTGGAGCGTTCCCAGCGCCCTCCACCGCAGCTGAAGCTGCACGTTGCCCGCGACGGCACCCGGATCGTAGACCCGGAAGTGCATCCGCCGCACACCCTTGTGCGTCATGTAGCCGGAGGCGGCGATTTTCGAATCGAGGATCGTCAACCAGCCAGCCGTAAGTTCTTTGTGCCGCACCACGTAGGGGGCATTGATCGCGATCGAGATGACGCCGCGTTCGGCTTCAGTCACGGCCGTGCAGGTCGTCGCGCTGTAGGCGCCTTTTGCGGCCTTAATTCCACCGACCGCATAGATCGCCCCGCCGTCCCCTGCCGTGACCGTGTTGTCGATCAGCTCCGTGAGGCCCGTGAGGCTGGCGTTGGTCGCTTCGCCGAACTCGGCGGTCGTCGTCGCATCGGGGAGGTTGCCCGACGCAAGGGCGAGGATGTAGCAACGGTCGCGGGTCGTGGTCCCGCCGGGGATCGAGACCGCTTTGGTCGCAGCCTGCGTCCCGACTGCCGCCGTGTTGAAGGGATTTTCCGAGTCGAAGGTGCCAGCTTCGTACCCGATGATCCGCGCCACTTGGTGGTCTCCGGTGTCATTGGTGGTCGTCGCATCTCCACCGGAGGCGATCTTGTAGAGGGCGGTGAGGCGGGTATTGCCTTTCTTTTGCGCTTCGGCCCCTGGGATCGGGGACCAGCCGGCGGCGGTCAGGGCTGTGTTGGCTTCTGTTTTTTCTGTAGCCCCACCCGACTCCGCCTCCATGATCAGCAGATCGCCTTGGACTGTCCCCGCAGGCAGGCCCGGCGAGACCGCCCCTGTGCCGCTGGCGACGGCTCCCACCGCCCGCACTTTCGGTTCGATCCCGCCCGTCGCTTCGGCGCCGCCCTTCGGCGTCAGGTCCGCGCAGCGATAGGCGAGCGCGGCCGTGGTGTTGGCCGTGGCGTCTTGGGGATGGTCGCGGGACTCGATCGCTGAGACCAGCGCCCGCCAGTCGCCCGAGGTGTTGTTGTTTTTGACGATGATGCGGATCAGACCCGGTGCGGTTCCGAGCACTTCGGAGAGTTCCCAGATCAGCTCGCGCTTGGTGTTCTCCGTGAATTCTTTGCTTTCGACTTCGGTGGTCGCATACCAGTAGGGCCCAGTTGCCAGCGTCAGCGTGACATCGGGGGATGAGCCCTTTTGCCATGCGCCGAGACCTGCAAGCCCAGCCTTGAAGACCCTCCGTCCGAGTGAGCCCGCAAAGTCCCCGCCGGTCACGAAATCGCGTCGTAGCCAGTGTTCCGTCCCTGCCTCGTTGCATTCGCCGACCTTCTGCGCAAGCTGGTAGGCGGCCGTCGGGAGGTCCACTTTGCCCTCTTCACGGACCACCAATTTCAGCATCGTCACCGTGTTCGGAGGATGCCAGTTCGTTGGTATCTCGCCCAGCGCGTGGCGCTGCATGTCCAGTTCGATGTCGGTCTCGCCGAAGTCGGCCTCAACGACCTGGAAGCCAGCTGCGCTCAGGTCAAGCTCTGCCCCCGTGGGCTTGAACTCTTTGGGGTCGAGTACGACCGGATCTGCTACCAGCATTTATCTCGCCCCCCCTGGGGTTCTCAGGCCTACGCCCTTGACGCTCCGTACGTTCGCCTCGAACTCGCGCCCCCCGTGACGGACCAGGGCTCGGCGCTCGCCCTCGTAGAAGTGGATCTCGATGCTTGGGTCTGCTTCCCCGCCGCCGAGCCCGTGGATGGCCTGAGCCAAGGCCAGCTCTTGCTCAGGGGTACGAATCCGCTCCCGCCCGAGCGCCATGATCGGTGACTCTTGGCTCGACGCACCGGGGACCGTGCCACCGGAGTGGAACTTCGGCAGCTTCGCGAAGAGGCCCTCGCGCATTTTGTCCCAGTTTTCGAGCGTGACTTTCTGAGCATCGGAGACAGCGGTGCGCTGATTGGCCTGGCGGATCAGTTCTTCGAGGGCGCTGTTGTCGGTGCCTTCTTCGCTTGAACCGCCGGAGCCCAGGCCGTTGACGGCCGAGTTGATCTTCACCCCGAGTTCTTCGATCGAGGTCTGCACATCCCAGATCACGCCGCCGAACTTCCCGGCCACGCGGGGGGGCATGAGCGATGAAGCACCGAGGAGTTCATGGGAATCGGGCCAGTGGATGCCCTGCACGTCCCTCAGGGATTCCTCGAGCGACCCGGAGCCCGGCAGGGGCAGCGCGGGGATGCCTTTGGAGTTCGGCCCGATGCGGTTGTCCCCGCCGGGGAAGAACTTTTCGCGCGCTTCGCCGATCGCTTTGCGCAGCTCGCTGTCTTTGAGCTGGAGGATCGGAAGTTCTTTGAGCATCGCCGCCCGTTCCGCGACCTGCTTCTGGAGCCAATCCGGGAGCGCTTCTTTGGGATGCCCGGCTTTGTATTTGGCCAACCGCTCGCCCACCGCTTTGGCGAACGCCTTGATCTGGTCGATCTTGTTGGTGGTCTGGCGGTCTTCGCCTTCCCAGAGCGTCTCCATGCCCGCAACGGATGGCCTGCCTTTGCCGAACCCGAACATCTCTGCGCGCAGGATCGTGTTGCGCCAACCAGCGACCTTGTCGAGAAGACCCCCGTAGGCGGGACGCTCCCGTGTTTCGACGTAGTTGCTGAAGTTCGCTACGTAGGCCTTTTCTGCTGCTTCGCGCTGGGCGTCTGAGGCGCTGGCGGGGAGTTCAGGCTGCTGGGGCTCCAGTTCGACCAGCTGTTGCGTGTCCTGCGCGGCACGTTCGTAGCCGCCCTGAGCGCCTTCGATCAACTGCTCATAGCCGGCGAACTGTTTGAATCGCTTGCCGAGGCGCTTCTTCAGGTTTTTCTTGACGCCCTCAAGGCGCAAGCGGGAGCGAAGTGAGCGAAGGCCGCTGAGCCGTTCTTCGATGATGCCGACGTTCCTGCCGACCGCCTGGGCTATCCCTGGTTTGCCCTGCTTTTCTGCATAGCGTTTCGCCTTGCGATAGGTGCCGATCTCTCCCTGGAGACGAGCGATTTCCTTGTTGACTTCCTCAAGGGTTTTCGGCATCTGGCCAAGGCTGAGGGGCTGGGTGCTCGCACCGCGATATTTGGCCGGGATGTTTTCCTTGGGAGCTGCTCCGGGGATTGCCCCGCTCGCGCCGGCTTCTGGGGCAAGTTCGGGGTGCCGGGGGGTAAAGCCGCCGGTCGTATGAGTGTGGTAGCCAAGGCCGTTAGAGGAGTTGGTCCCCCACTCCGTACCTTCGATCTCAGCAAACGTGTGGCCCGGGTTTGACCAGAGCGTGAACAGGTCGCCCCTGCCCGGCATGAGGCGGCTCATGTATTCGCCCGATACCCCGACCGCAAAGTCAGACCAGCCCGACTCCTGCATGAGCTTGGCTATCGCTCCAGAGCAGTCGAGGCCATTGGCGGTGACATGCGTGCCTTCGCCGTGCCCGCCTCCCCAGACATAGCCGGTGAAGGCAGAGGCGATCTCTTGGGCCTTTGACTTGATCCGGCCGATCGTCTTCGGCTTGAAGCCGCCCACGGCCGCCGAGAGCAGAGAGGCCGGGCCGGACGACGGGCCACCGCGCATGAGAGTCGGGTTGAAGGGCTGGCCTACCTTCCCGCCTCGAGCAAATCCCTTTAGGAGCCCACCAGCTTGCATCCCGGTCACGAATTTCGTCCCGTACCAGGCTCCGATGCCCGACTGGTCATAGATCTCTTTGCCGGCCAAGGCATTGACGAGCGGGTTGAACATTGCCTTCGGGCCGCCGTAGCGGGCGATCATGGCGTCGTTGCCCACACCGCTGGTGATCTGGAGTAGGCCGCGCCCGATGCTCCCACCGGGATCGATACCGAAGATGCCGGGGTAGAAGTCAGACTCGCCGTGAGCGATCTGCGCGAACAGCTTCCCCGGCAGCCCAGCCCAGCGCATGATCCGTTCAACGAGCGCTTCGGAAAAGCGCGCCTTACCGGCGAGGTTTGAGAGCGTGTGGCTCGGGAAGATCCGGTTGAACTGCTGGAGCGGACCGGCGTTGGCGATATTCCCGCCACCGGCCGAGCCCTGCTTGCCAAGGAAGTGCTTCGCCCCTTCAAAGACCTTGTGGATAGCCGACTGCCCTAGCTTGTGGAGTGAGCCCTGGTCTCCACCGATCTTCGGTTCCGCCATGCCGCCCCTGCGGAGCTTCTGGACCAGGCCACCTTCCTGAAAACGCGGCACTGCGGCATTCGCCGTCTGAAGGGCACCCATCAGGTTGCGGTTCCCGACGAAGATGCCCTCTTTGGACTCGACCTTCGCCACTGGCCGGCCGTTCAGCGAGAGCGTGTGGCGGTCGCCAGCGGTGTTGCCGGGGACGACGCTGGCGAGGCCGCCCGTCGCGAAGGCAGGTACCAAGCCTCCCTCCTGGCGTCCGAGCGGCGGAAGTTCGGAGATCTTCGGCAGGCTGTTGACGAGCTTTTTGAGGTTGAAGCGCGGCGCCTTGCCGGCGTTCAGCCCTTTGAGCGCGCCGCCGACGTTCGTTTCGATGTTGCCGAGTGCGTCTTTGACCGCTTCGGCGAGGCTCCCGAATGAGCTGCTTACGCGCCCGGCGAACGCCTCACCCTTTTGTCCTCCCTGGGTGGCCATAGCGCCAAGACGTGGAACCGTCTGCTGGTAGGCCCCCTTACTACTGCGCTCGGCAATATCCGGAATCTGCTCAACCGGGTCCTTGAACCCCTTGCGAGCTCGCTTACCTTCACGCGCTACAGTGTCGGCATAGGCGTGTAGCTTCGATTCGGCTTTGTCCGTCTTGGGGGCTGGGATTTCTGAGTCCTGACCGTACGCCTTCGAGATGATGAGGTCCGCAGCAGGTAGCCCGGTTTTCACATGCCCGGCGACAAAGTCCTGCGCTGAGGTGATCGCGTGCCCGACAGCCCCCAGCTTTTCCTCGATGAACGACTGCCCCGGTTCGACTACGTACTTCTTAAGCGCATCGGCAATCGTGGGGGCCAGAGTGGCTAGGCCCAGAACGACGCCGGCAGCGAGGCCGCGGCTAAAAATCCGCCCAAGCCTTGCGCCCCCGGCCTGGGACGCTTTCCCGAGCCTGCCTCCGGGGGCTGCCAAATCCTGAATCCGACCGATAAGGCCAGCGCCAGCCTCCGTACCCGCAAACCAAGCGGCGGCCTTCTCGACCATCGCCTTGCCAAACCTCGCGCCAGCCTCAGCGCCAACCTTGGCGAATGCCTTAACTCCGCCGAACCGAGAGAACAGCCACCCCGCGATTGCGAGCTTCCCAAGGATGCTGGCGTTCAGAAATCCCTTGACGAGAGCCTTGGCGATCGTCCACCCGGCTTGACCTGCATGTTCGGCCAGAACCTGAATGAACGCATCGAAGGTCGGCACGCCTTCCTTGCGCAGCGAGGCGAACTGCCGGATGAAGTCACTTGCCCAGCCGGTGATGAACCCGGCTCCGTCTCGAAGCGCGGGCACGAGCTGGGTACGGATGAGCTTGAGGAGCGTGGCAACGCCGTTTTGCTTGCCGAGTTCGAAGAACGCCGTGCCCGCATCCCGCACAAGTCGCCCGAGCTCGAAGATGGCGGGTTTCGTTTCGGTGAAGTACTGCTTGAGGCGATTCTGTCCCTTGGTGCTATCGGTCCATTTGCGCCACCCTTCCGCTGCACCACCAAGCGATTTAAGGATTTCGTTCCCGAGCGGCTTCGCGGCTGCGCTGACATTGAGGAGCCCGCCCCCGACACCTTTGAGGATCGGGCCGAGCAGTTCCATCGTCCTACGGGTGCGGTCGAAGAATTCAGCAAGGGCGCCTGACTTCTGCCCAGCTTCAGCCTCGTTTTTGATCCACCCCGAGAACTCCTTGGTGCTTTCGCTCAGCCAGTCAAGAAACGGTTCGGCAGAGATGAGGACATGGCGAAACGCATCGGCGAGGTTCAGGGCCGAGTCGCCCATCCGCCCGATGATCCGCGTGTTCAGTTTGCCTATGCGCGTGAGGTCTTTCCCCCACACTGCGGAGCCCAGCTTCTTGCCCGTCTTGGCGGCGATCTTCCCGAGCGCACCCGCAGTCTCGGCAACCACGCCTTTGACGACGCCGAAGTTCCGCATCAGGCCCTTGAGCCCAGCTTCGGCGCCGGGGAAGAACCCGCTCGCGGCCGTTGCCCGCAGTTCATCGAGGCGCGGTTTCAGAGAGAGTAGGACGCGCACGAATTTCTGCGCGGCCGGGGGCAGCATGGCCATTTTCTCCTGAAGGGTGGTGGCCGCCGACCCCTGTTCTTTCATCGTTTCCGAGTTGTCTCGGATGGCCTTATTGAGATCGCGCTCGGCTTCGGTAACGGAGCGGTTCGCGTCAGCCTCGGCTCGCTTTGCAGCGACTACTTCCGGCATCTTTTCGACGCCGCCCTTCTGGGCTTTGGTGTAGTCCTCGCGAGCGCGTTTGGCGTCTAGGCGTGTCTGCTGAAGGTCGTTACGGGCTTGGTCTACGGCCTCTTCGGCGAAGCGCACATCAAGCCCGGTGGCAGTTGGGTCTCGGAGTGTTTTCGCCAGTTCCTTGCGGGCCTGACGAAGCTGAAGCGCGCCCTGCTGTTCGGAGTCACGGGAATGTTCAGACTCCAACCGCATGTCCTGCAGGGTGCGGACTGCTTCTTTCCGTGCTTTGGTGAGGTCTTGCTGCGCAAAGGTCGCATCGCGCTGAACACTGGTGAGGTTGCGCTTGGCATCGGCAACGCGTTCCGCAGCGTCCCTTTGCTGGCGCATGGTCTGAACGGCCTGCGTTCCGCCTTGTGTCTCAGCGCTGTAGGCAGCTTTCAGCGCCCCGCCTATCCCGGCCGTAGCGAGCTTCAGCACGCCGAAGGCCTGGGCAGCGGCTAGAGCACCGGCAGGCAGCGCCACGAGTGCCCCTGCCAGGGGCCCGAGAGCCGAAGCGGTTGCAATGGCAGCGGCAGCGAGCGCTGAAAGGGCCTGCGCGAGGAGACCCGCCCCCGCAACCAGCGTCGGCCACTTCAGGGTCCGAAGGATGTTGCCGAAGAACGAGAAACCGCGGTTGACCCTGGCCATCACGCCGTCAAAGCCGGAGAACCCACCTGAGCTGGTCCGAATGCCGCGGGCTACCGAGCCAAACTCATATCCGAGACCTCGCAGGCGTCCGAATAGCTCCTTGGCCCCGCCCTCCGCCTTGCGGGCGCCGACATGCCAGGCGTTCAGTTCGGCCCGGGCAGAGAGAATCTTTTTGCCGGATTCCTTCGCCGCTTTGGCGATTCCGAACATGTCATTGCTGAGCATTTTTGAGGCCGTCGAGGCCTTCTTGGATCGCCTCTCGACCTCCGCGACCGCGCCGGCAAGGCCAAACATGTCGCCTTTGGCTCTGGTCGACCCCTTGCCGATTTTGTTGGCGATGACTTTGCCCGCGTCATCCCCGAAGCGCTCAAAGCGCCGGAGCAGCGGGGAGAGAGCCTGGCCGAGACCACCCTGGTCAAGCCCACTCGCCATGTTCTTGCCGGCGTTCCGACCGGCTTTCCTCATCGCGGGGGTGAGCGCCTGGCTTAGCCGCCTGCCGAGTTTCTCTTGGAACTTCGAGAAGTCAGGCTCGATCTCGACGTAACCGGTTCCCAGCTTTGCTCCGGCTGCTATTGCCATACACTCACCCCCTTCCGCTCAGCTAAAGAACGCCGCGATTTGGCGCGGGTCCGTAATCACGTGGTCTTTGGCCTCCTGCGCCTCGCCAGGGCGCGGGAGTTGCATTGATTTCGTCGGGAGGTGTTTGGCTACTTTGGGGTTGGCGCTGAGGCGAGCCTGCACGAGCCCCCAATGGTCGATTCGTTCAAGCGTCGTGACGAGCAGCTCGTCTCGAACCGTCCACTGCTGACCGTCGACACGCCAGACGGCAGCCTCCGGTGGGAGGCCGTTCATCCACACCCACAACTTCCGGCAGCCTGCTCGCTCGAACTCCTCGGCGAGATCCCGGCCGTAGTACCTCTCCAGGTCGGCCTCGAACAGATCCCACTTCTCAGTGACGACCTGCGCGAGGCGGGCTATTCCCCCAGGGTCAGCCCCGCCGCCTCAAAGACGTTCTCCAGCAGACCTTCAAGGGCCTCGAAGGTCTCCTCGAGGTCGAGATCGTCTTCACGCACCTTGGCCTTGATCGCGACGTTCTGCTCGGCTCCAACAAGGGACTCAAGTAGGCCGATGAAGCCCGAGAAGCTTCGCTCATCGCCCGACATGAGTTCGTTGAAGTCCCAGAGCAGCGTGCCCGCGATCTTCGCCGGCATCTCCAGCTTCAGGCCGCGGAAGTCAACAACCTTCGGCTCGTTTTTCTTCTCGGAGCGAGCAGCCTCCCCCTTTTTCGAGGGGGAGGCTTTCTTCGCGCCGGCTTTAGTGGTGCTCACGAACCGACCCCGTAGGCGGCGTCGTCATTAGACAGGTAGTACCACGGCTTGCTTTTCCCGTCAGGGGTCAGCGCCGCCAGAGCCACCGGCAGCATCATCGCCGCGTTGCGGACCGCCTGGGTCTCGACGTCGCCGGTGATGTTGCACTTTTCGATCACGTAGCGATCCTTACGTTCGCCGTCGATCGTCTCCAGCACCGCCACCCAGTCGGTGAGCGGATCGTAGTCGTTGGGCGGGTCGAACCTGTAGACGCCGGCTTTCGGTTCGCTCCACGAGCCACCGCCAAAGGCGAGCGCGACGGTATCGCGGTTCCACTGGGCGAGGCTGGTCGACGCGCCGAAGTCGCGTTTCGTGACGAGCTTGCGGGCAGCGGTCTGCTTCTGCCACACCATCACGTCCTCGACCTCTTCGCTCTTGTTGAACGTCACGCCGTCCTCACTGGCGAAGCCCACTTCGTTGAAGGCTTTGTCCAGCGCGGTTTCGACGTCGGTGGGGAGTTTCGGTTCGCTGTCGAATTTGGCCAGGTAGAGGCCGCCGTTGGCGGCAACCTTGATCTGTTCGGAATTCTGCGCCAAGGCAGTACCTCCTTACGCCCTCCTTAGAGCAGGGCGGTTGATGAACATGGAGCCGCCCTGCTCGAGCGGCGAGTTGCCGCCAAGGCCCATTCGGGCCGTGGCGGGTGCTGGTCAGGGAAGTCGAGAGTTAGGGCTTTGGGTAGACCACGAGCCGAAGCCCAGCTGCGCGGAAGCCGCGCCGAAGCGGCGCCTGCGGCGTATTGTTGACCGAGCCGAACTCGATCCAATGCCAATAGGAGTCGTCAGCCTCAACCCCGGCGCCCACTGCTTTCACGTGCTCTTTGTAGTAGCCAGTGCGCTCAGGGGCGGCAGCTATTACAAACGCCGCCACGGCTTTGGCGATGCTCCGTAGACCTCGCTGGAACCTGGGCTGGGTCCGCACTTCCTCCTCAAAGAACGGGTTCGGCCGGTAGCGAAGCGTCACGGCTTGGGGTGCATGAAGACTTCGGCGTCGAGGATAAAGCGCTCGCGTGCCGGCTTGAGGTCCGTATCTGGCACGCTGGGCATCGACATAAATCCAACGTCGGTCGCGACCGCTTCGGCAAGGTCTGCCGCAGTGATTGCCACCAAGGCGCCTCGCACCGCTATCGCCAAATCGGAAGCTTCGGCGAATCGATTGTCATCGCCCGCATAGCAGTCGATCTGCAAGTAGTAGGAGACGAGATGCTCGACCTTGCGCGTGGGTGTCTCATTGCGCGCATCGAGCTGCGTGATCCGCACCCAAGGCTCGCCGAAATCTTCAGGGGACTTGTGGCTGACCCGCTCTCCAACAAGGTCCGAGATCGGTTTGAGCCCTCGGAGATAGCCGCCGACGATCGCCACCGCGTCGAGTAGTTCACCGCTCATGACGAAGCCCCGCTCGTACGCCGCACGTCAGCCTCGACGTGCCAAAGGCTGCGACTGCCTTCTTCGGCGTTCCAGGGCTCCCCCACGACCTCGTACTGATGGCCTTGCACGCGGACCGCAGCCCCCGCGTCGAGTTCAATGCCCCAGGGAAGGGACAGGAGCCAGGCCGTGTCTGAGACCTCGCCGCCGCTTTCATGCTCGGTACCTCGTACCTTTTGGAGTGAGCAGCGGGTCTCCACTTCGACAGGTTTGGTAACTGCATCCCCGTGGCGATCCGTTTCCCCCGTAGGGACCCTCTGGATGACCGTGCACGGAGTTTTCATCATGCGCTCTGCGGACATCGGCCCTCCTTGAGCAGCGCTCGCATCGCCTCCGGTTTGCGACGAGCCTCCCAGTAGCGGCGCCTCAGCTTCCACGACTCTCTTGAGCCTTTGCGTCGACTCACTCTCGACTGCGGTGGATGCCAAAGGTGGACCAAGTCGGCCGTGCCTCGCCAGGGATCGCCGTACAACGCATTGAGGCCGAGCGCGTGGGCTTCATCGTCTTGCCCCCACCCCACGAACCGGCTGTCGAGTGGAACGTCTAGCAGAACGTCTCTGCGCGCCACGACTATTCCACCGCCGAGGATTCCTTCGTAGGGCTTTTGGTCCATGGGCTGCCCCCGCCAATCGGCACCCGCAAGCACGGCCTCTGTGCCGTCCTCAGAGAGCCGATGCACAAGCTTGTGCGGGACGGCCCACCCTGCGCCGGCCTCGACCGCGTCGACGGCCTCTCTGAGGCCATCGCACCAAACATCTGCGTCGGCTTGAATGACTATCTCGGCACGGCTCACCTCAATGGCCGGGTTCACCGCGCCGCCCTTGCACCATTCGCCCGGCGGCGCGCTAGCTCTAGTCAGTCGCCATCCCGGATACTGCTCGGCGTATCGCTCTCTAACCCACGCCCAGGCGTGCTCGCGATGGGGGCAACCAGGCCGCCAAGGGACGATGACTGCGACGGTCAAGACATCTGGTACTCGCGCAAGCACACCCGCTTGTCATCCCAGAGGATCGACTGCAAATGCTCGCTGGCGTGAAATTGCCCGTCGTCGTGCTCAAAGTAGCGGGCTGCCCTGGCCGCGCGTTCGGCCGGGTTGGACCAGCCCAGGTGGATGAGGTCGATTGGGAGATGGCAGTGCCGGCCCAGGCGACGAAACATCCCAGCGACAGCAACCGGCTCTCGTGGACAGGCAAGCCGAAGGTCGACACGCGCGTGCCAATCGTCTCCGCGATCGTCGGGCACGCGGTAGAGGACCGGCGCCCACCGCGGCCGCCAGCCACCATCAACCCGGATCCTGGCTGGGTCGGTCTTCCACAGCTCGACCACCCGGAGCGCCCAAACGTCAAGCCGGGATGCTCCAAGATTCGCCTTGATGTCGGCGCCCTGCAGGACAAGCTCATCCGCATCAAGCGACAGGACATGTGTGGGCTCGCCCTCCAGAACGTGCTCAAGCAAGGCTTGCCGAACCGCTCCCTCGTGCCCTCCGTTCTGCGACCAGCCGGGACCTTCGAGGCGCTTGACGGCGACCCGTTCTTGCGCTTCCAGCCACTCAACGCCGCCGTCCTCGGAGCCGTTGTCAAGAACGCGCACTTCATCGCAGTAGGTCAAAGCATGCTCGACCGAGCGCTTGAGATAGCGGTCCATCTCGTTGCGGACGGGCATTGAGGCAATCAGCTTCATGCTCGCCTCCGCAACACGTAGATCTCTGATAGCTCTGAGGGCTGGGAGAGCGACTGGTATAGCTCCCAATCGTCGTCAACGAATAGACCGGGCAGCTCGCCAGGCTCAAAGTCGCGGCGGTGGTATGGGTTCTGGCCCACCGTTGGGACCACGGGGCAGGAGAGGATGATCCAGCGCCGGGCGCGCTTGGCAGCGCGAACGTAGGCTGAGCAGTCCTCTAGATGCTCGATGGTCTCGAAACCGATGAAGAGGTCGAAGTCGAAGTCGGGTTCCCAGTTTTCGAGGTCCGCATTCCAGAAAGCCCACTGGGTCGGCTGCGGCACGTCGGCGAGGTCGCGATCGACCCCGTTGTACTGAAGCGGGCGCCCGGCAGCCAGGAGCGCCGCCCCGTAGCCGCCGCCACAGGCCGCATCAAGGATCTTGTCGCCACTTCGGCAGAATCCCGCCGCCAGCCGATACCGAAACTCATGCCCACGACGATCGCCCTCTGGCGTCTCTGCGGTGATCCTCTCCCCCGGACCCGCCATCTCAGTCTTCCCTTCGGTGGGCGCTTACTGTGACCCAGCCCATATCGCGGAAGGAGCGGGGTAGGACACCGGGCTCATAACCAAGGCGCCAGAGGCAATAGGGGAAGCTAACCTGGTCCTGCACGGACCAGGTCTCGACCTGCGAGGCCCAGAGTGCGCCAAGCTCGCGTACCTTCGGGTGCGTCATGTCTCGCGCCGACACGCCGCACTCGTAAAGCCCAAACCGCTCCGGGAAACCTTCGGAGCGATAGTGGGCCGCTTGCTCGCTGAGCGGCTCGTCCGCGTACTTGGCCGGCCGGATCGTCGCCTCGCCATACGCGCAGTCGCGGCCATCAAAGTGAGGAGAAACGGCCATGCCATCTGCGATGTGGCTGAGGAATTCTTGAACAAAAGCCGACGAGCAGATTGAGATGCCGCCGTCGACCCAGATCACGTAGCGATAGGCGGCCAGCTCGGGGATCGCATGTGGGTTCAGCTTCGGCAGCTTCGCCCGACGACGCGGGCCGCCCTCATGAGGAGGCAACAACAATGGTTGCCAGCCCGCTGGCGGCGCAGTCACCTCATCATGGAAGAAGAGGTAGTCAACGCCGTCCACGAAGACATCTGAGCGAGGGTGGTCATAATCACCGGCAACCGCAGTGACTACAGCCGTGTTGCTCACGTCCATAGATGCTGCCTCGCCTGGTAAACCCGAAGGCCTTCGCGCATGCGTTTCCCGGAAGCGGCGTAAAGGTCATCCATCGGCGCCTTCCCGGCCATCGGGTGGAGGTGCTCAACGATCGCCTCGTCTGAATGAGCGTAGGCACCACGGTGTTTCGCCGTTTCGATTAGCTCGTTGTCGACGTACTCGTGTGGATAGCCCTCGAAGAGCGGCCCTCTCGAGCCGTCGATGCACGGCCGTCCAGCGTACTCACGGGTCATCAGAAAATGGGTTGCGTGTTCGCCAGCGATGACGCGAGGGTTGCAAAGGTCGTTTGTACCGACGACGCCGATCCCATCGGCCAGCTTGGCCAGAGCCGCCTCAAGCCACCCCGCGTGCGGCCGCAGGTCATCGGCACCCGTGAAGACATACGGCTCGTCGGTTAGCTCAACGCCGGAGTTGATCTTGGTGGCGTAGTTGCCACCGCTGGTGTCGAGCTCGGCCTGCACGCCAGTTCGGCCCAACTCGCGTTCGATCGCCTCATGCTCAGGACGGTCATAGTCGTCAGCTAGGAAGAGGACGCGAGCGCCCGGCGTCGTCGCCTCGATCGCGTCAAGCAGCGGCGCTACCCGGTGAGGGCGAGCGAGGACAGGGACCAGGAAGGCGAGGCTCACGAACCATCTCCATCAATCGGCCAGAAGTCCAGCGGGTTCGCCGCCTCTGGATCGCCCGAGTACGGCGTCTGAACCGGAATCGACTTGACAGAAGGGACGCTCGCCGCCTTCTTCACCAGCCGAACCTCGTTCTTCGTCAGCCACAATGCGTCGGACTGATTACCGCCCCGGTAGGTTCGGGCGGCTTGCCCGAGCGTCTCCTGGGCGACGCTGTCGGGGTTACTCCACGCTCTGTACGCAGCTTGGATGCAGACGGCCTTGACGACCGCCGGGGTGGCCTCTTTGGGGTCATCTTCGAGCCAGGCCGCTTCTGAGCCAGAAAGCTCGCCCAAGATGAGTGCAGAGGCATCGTCTAGCGCCGCTTCGACAATCTCAATCTCGTCGTCGCTCAGCACCCCGTGCCGGGCTTCGAAGTCTTCAAGGGTCGCGAGTGCCATGAGCGGGCAGGCAGCAGCGGGGAGAGGCCGCTAAAGCCTCTCCCCGCATTTGCCGACTGCTAGGAACCGACCTCGTCAAAGGCCGTGAAGTCGACCTTGACGGCGCGGACGTTCTCTTCGGTGAGTGCACCGAATTCTTTGCTGTCCTCGACGAGGTCGCGGCCGTCCTCAACCGAGACAGCACCCGCGAACGCCGAGTAGACCGAGCGATCACGGAGGTGGTCCGCGTCGTAGTCACGGATCCACCGCATCGCGAGGGAGTCAAACGTCAGCGTCGCGCCGGCCTTCGCACCCTCCGGCACGACCGGGGCAACGTTGCCCAGGGCGAACGCGGTCGGGTGGAACGCCACCGCGAAGTCCGGGTCGATCGAGTTGCAGTTCCCGATCACCGTGAACCCAGCGATCCGGCCGATGACCGCCTCGCGCAGGACGCCATCGGTGCCCGACTTGTCGGCCTCCAGGAGGTGCTTGGACTGAAGCGCAGCTTCCTCGGCGTTAGCCCCGACCAAAAGGACACGACCCTCGGCGGGGACATTCTCGGTATTCAGGAACTTCCGGCACTTGGTGGCCGTGTGCCAGAACGACCGATCGTCCGCATCGGGATCGCCCTGTTCCCAGGTAACCGTGTGCCGGTATTTGGCGTCGGTTTCCATCGCGACCGCGACGTAGCTCTCCAGCTTCTCCGCAACTGCACGGATCTGCGGGCGGGCAACCTGTTCGCCCCACGAGTTGATGTCGAAGGTCATCTCCTCGTCGGTGATCTGAACGGCGCTGTAGGGGTGCTTGTCCAGCGTGATCGGGACGCTGAACTCCTCAAGTTCATCCGTTTCGATGGCTTTGGTGCGCGTACGCCACTCGTACTCGCGAGCTTTGAGAATCGAAGGGATCTTGATGTCTACGGTGGTGTTTTTCGCACCCTTGTATTCATCAATGCCCTTCCGGGCAACGAGGCGGGGCAGGATCAGCTCGCGCTGCAGCAGACCCAGCCCCTGAGAGACGAGCTTCTCGGGGTTCAGGAATTTGTTCGCCATTGGCGATCGCTCCTATCTATAGGTAGGGGTGACTCGCGAGCGACCGCCGATGACGGTTCGTGCGAGGTGAACTAAAAGCCGCGAGGCACGGCCTCGGCCAACTTGGCCGGGTCCATCTCCTCGGGGTCAGTGACGCCAGTAGCGCCGGTTTTCGTTCGCTCTTTGGGCCGACGCCTGGTCTCGGGCTGTTTGTCCTCTTCGGACTCTTCGCCGCCTTTGTCGTCGTCGTTTCGGAACGAATCGAGAAGCTCGTCAGCGTCAGCTTCAAGCTCCTCTTCGGTCTCACCAACCAAGCGCTTGGCCTGTACGTCAGTGAGCCCCTTTTTCAGTGCGACCCGCAGCCTTGCCGCTTCGGATTTGGCTGAAGCCGCTTCCTGCTCTGCCGTCGATGCCTTCTCGGTGAGTTTTTCGCTCTCCGACTTGTTGGCATCTTCGAACTCTTTGACCTTCTTCTCAGCCGCCTTGAGCTTCTTCTCAGCCGCCTTGGCCCGGTCCTCGTTCTTCCGGGACTTGGCCTGCCAGTCATCCTTCGGATCGACCGGGTCGGGCTCAGGAGTGGGCTCGGGGTCAGGGGCCGGCGTCGGATCAGGGTCGGGCTCAGGAGCCGGAGCAGGATCAGGCGTCGGGTTCGGGTCGTCGGCCATTCGGCCTCCTTCTCTAGACGGCACCATTCGGCGCCGGGCTTTGGTCGTGCGCCCCGTTCGGGGCACACGCTCGGTCCTTGCGCCGCGTTAGGGCAGCGCGAAGCTCGTGCCGGATTACTGTGCGTTCAGCTTCCGGCGGAAGGCGTTAAGAAGATCGTTGCGCGTGCCGCGCCGGAGTTCTCCGGCCTGCTCCGCCTCGAGCACCGCTTCGTTGTAGAGGTCGTGGTACTCGCGCGCTCGCCCCGGCCATTCTGATTTCCCATAGACGGGCTCGGCAGAGCAGCCGCAAGCATCGTGGGCTTCGAAGTCAACCGTGTCGGCCTTGTACGCCGGCCCACGGGAGGCCAATAGCGCGCAAAAGGCGCACGGATCGCCATCCGTAACCCGTGCCCATCCCCGCGCTTCTTTGTCCTCGGCGACCGAACGCAGGATCGTCTCACGCCCACCGTTGAGCACCTGGCGCGTCACGCTCCCCGACGTTCGGGTAAGCGCCGCGTTGCGGGCGTCCTCTGGCGTTCGGCCGGCAGCTAGAGCCTTGGAGACCGATTCACGCCCGGTCACGTGCAGCCCGGCCACAACCTTGTCGGTGTCTATGGGGCCCGCGAGCCTCGTAACTGCCTCACCGTCGACACCCTCGGCTTGGCGAAAGCTCTGGAAGTAGCTCCCCGACAGGTTCGCCGAGAGGCCGTTGTATGCCCTCACCAAGACGATGGAAGCAAGGGCCAGTTTGCCGAAGGACTCTTCGTCGCCCTGCCAAATAGGCCAGAGCGCCAGGTAATCGCGGAGCGCCCGCGAGCGAAGCTGAAGCTGAGCTTGACGGTGTTGCTCGGTGAGGATGCGGCCAGCCGCAGTCCGAGCCATCTACGCAGGGATTGGGTTGGGTTTGTTCTGGCGATCCAGGATCGCGGTGAGAGCGTCGAAGGAATTGCCCTGTTCCGCAGCGGCCTTCCAGGCTTCGATGTCCTTTTTGGTCACGCCGGGAATCCGCTCCCACAGTTCCTGCGGCGGGACCTGGAGCATCTGGGCGATCTTCCCGAGACCGTCGACCGTGGCAGCGAAAGCGCGGGCGGAGGTATCGCGCCACTTCACCTCGGCATCAGCCGGAACGTCGACTCCCTTGGCGCAGCCGACCAACCAGAAGGTCTGCTCGTGGGACTCGCCGAGACTGGTATGGCGCTCACCTACCTTGCGATCCCGGCCAGCCTCTGCTGCTGCCAGCGCCTCAGCAGAGAGATTGATGAGCTCGCCAATTAGCTCATGGACTGGCGTTTGGGAGAGCGTCGCGGCGTGGCGAAGAGAGGCCTCCCGCGATTCGATGAAGCCTTTGAGATCAGTCTGGGTGAACTCCCCGACCTTGACCGCGTCTTCACCCTCCGAGGGCTCGTCTATCGCGAGGATTCGACCCGCCCCGACCTTGAGCGTCTCGGCCTCGGTCTCAGCGGTCCAGCCGATGATGTAGCGCTGCCGGAAGCCCGTGTAGTGCTGGGCTATCTGGAGGCCGAACGTGGTGAGGTCGATCTGGTCCTGAAGTGGCATGAGTGGGGCCACCTGGCCTCGCGTCGGCGGATACTGTTTGCCGTCTTCGGGCTCAACCTCGTCGTCTTCGTCTAGGTCGTGCTCATCCAGATACCGAACCACCGGGCAGACACCCAGGCCGTGCTCGCGGGTTTCGATGAACTCGGCGGCCTTGCCTCTCGCGTCATCGAATTCGATGTGGTAGATCGCCTTGTCGTCGTAGAGCTTCCAGAGTCCGTTGCCGGCACGCTCAAGCGCCCACATCGGCCAATCCGGGTCCTCGCCGTACATGGTCATCAGGGACCGCGGCGAGACGCCCCGAATGACCGGCTCGGGGTCGCCGGGCAGGACGATCGCATAGGCCGCCCCGTAGGAATACGTCGCGCGATGGATAGCCGTCTGCCGGGCATCCATGCGATTGGCCTGCCACGCCTGCCACACATCCGTGTCTTCGTCGGCGCCTTTGGCCCGAAAACCCTCCACGAAGGTGGACTGCACGAGCGAATTGACGACGATCGGCATGATGTTGACCCGCGAGCTGCGGGCCATCACGCGCACCTCTCCCGGCGTACCAACCGGGATCACGGCGGGCAACTTCTGCCGCCCCTTCAAGTAGCGACGGATCTGGTCCAACTGATCGCGCTCGGTGAGGTGATAGCCGTACAGGCGTTTGACTTGCTCAACGGCCTGGTCGCCGCTCAGTGGCTTATTTGCCACGTCCTTACCTCCTCAGCCAACATGCACTCGGCCGGTTCGCTTTCGGCGGCGACCCTTCTTGGTGAGCACTGCCCGTCTCGCCGAGCGTGCTAGGGAAGTCGAAAAGACTCCATCGACCTTGCGGGCCGACTCCCGGTGCTCCTTGCCCACCGACACGCCCCATTGATCCGGTCGGCGCCGGGCGTTGTGAAAGTGCTGGCGCACCATTGGATGCCCATCGTGTTTGAAAGCTCCCTCGACAACCTCGTCGTAGAGGCGCTCAACCTCGATGGTCGTCTCCTTCTTATGCACCCGCATGTCCCACGCAATTGCGTGTTTCGGCGAAGCCTTGACCACGTAGCCGCGCCCATATTTCTCAGCCCACTTGTCGACATAGGACTCGAGCGGATGCAGGTCGGAGCGGAAGGCGAGCACCTTGTAGCGGCCATGCGCCGCGTCGACCGCCTCGTCTAGCTGATCGCGTGGGATTTCCCCGCCGTATTTGGCCGGGTCCCAAGCGCGCAACGTGACCGTGTAGCCATCCTCGACCCTGCAGGCCGTCAGGACTGTGTGATCGTCGGACTTCGAAGGGTCAAGACCAAGGGTGACTTCATCGCCCTCTTCGAGCGGCTCGCCAGTCTCGCCGCCTTGCGGGCCAAGTGCGTCGTACTGGTTCGGTTCGATCCAAGCGTCCTCGGCCGCAACGATCTGGTTGAGGTAGAAGCGACGGGAAGACGACGGGCTATTGCGAGGGTCGTAGATCTCCTCGACATGGCGATCCTCATCAAGCCACTCGGAATCGCCCTTCGCCGCCTTAAGGCCGGCTCGCAGTTGGTCTTCATCGGCGAGGTCGATGCTGGGCGGTGCCTCGAGCGAGTCGTAGAGGAACCCTTTCGCCCGGGTCCGCCCCTGTTCGATCTGCTGCCATGCCTCCCAGTCATGCTCCGCGACTGAGTCCTCACCCGGCATGTGGGCGTTGGAGATCGCGAGCGCCCGGGCCGAGCCATCCCTCGACTTGACGAGGTTGCGGTTGATGACCTCGGCCATCTTGTGGCCCTCGTTAGTCGAGAGCCAATGCTGCGTCTCGTTCTCAAGCGTGAAGCTTCCTCGCGCGCCCTCCAGCGCACGGGGTGAGGAGGTCACCGCATCCAGGCGGCGTTTGCCGCGGTTGGCATAGATGACCTCCTTCCCAAGGTCGATCGACTCCTCATCGATCAACCGCGGGGAAAGAAGCGACGGGAACAGCGTCATCGTGTTCCGCGTCTGGTCGAGCGATACGGCGGCCGTCAGAACCCAGGCGGCGGGGTGCGTGATTGCAACTGGCTCGCCCTCGGCGTCCCATCCGCCGAATCTGCACGGGCCGACGAACTCGACGGCGCAGAGGGTCGCACCGACCGGGTCCTTGCCCCATCCCTTGACTCGCCGCAACATGCCGTTGCGATAGAGCCAGCGGCCAGTCTCATCGACGGCGAACCACCAGAGGATGAAGCGCGCCTGCTCGGGCGTGTACCTCCAGCGCTTCCCAGCTTCCGGCCCATCGGGTTGTAGCAAGTACTCCGCAGTCCACTGAAGGACCTGCCAGCCCAGCGTCTTCTCTGGTAGTAGCCAAGAGCCGCTCTCTGTGCGCTCCCAAGTTGGCCCGAGCGTTACCGGCTCAGCCAGTGAGCTCGCGGCGGTACTCATCGAGCGCCACAACTCCTACCGGCGTCTTGTCAGCCTCGCTGGCGCCAGCACGCTCTAGCTCGATCCCGGCTCGGCGCCGGTCGCCCTCTGACACCATCAAGGCGGTCATTGCTTTCAGGTATGCCGAGAGCGAAGCGCCCTTCATCGGCACCTTCTCCATCACGGCTTCGCCAGTCCGCTCCGCAATGCCAACTACCTGCGGTTCGAGGTCTCGGTGTATCGACTCGGCAACGATCAGCGCCATCGCCCAATCCGAAGGCTCGTAGAACTCACTCTGGCCCGAGTCAGCCAGGGACTTGTACCAAGCCTTGGCAATCGGATGCCACTCACGTTTCGCCGCTGGCGGTTTGACGTTGGGGGCAGCCTTCCCCTTGGTCGGCTTCGAATCCTTGTTTCGGCGTCGGCGCTCCTGCGAGCGCTTCGGCGTTGGTCCGCGAGAGCCCATTCGGGCCTCCCTTTCGGTCTGCCTGCGCCCCGTTCGGGTGCGTCAGGCATGGTCAGGCGGCTCAGCAACCCCTCAAACAGGGGACGAGCCCAAACGTCAAAACCCGTACAGGTTCTCTGGTGCTATGGCTCCGGTCGGGTGGCCGCCAGGCGTTGGGGGTACCCCCCAGGGGGCTAGCCGCGTAGCTCGTCCGACTGGTCCAGCGGGGGTTCAGTGTCGATCATCGTGACCGCCACGAGCCTGGTGCAATCGAAGTTCCTTAGGGCTTCCGCCCCGCGTTCCAGGTCAGCCGTATTGCGCTCGCGGTCGATGCCGACCAACTCCGCTCGGGTGGAGCGCCCATCGTCTAGCTCTAGCTTCAGCACGATGGGCGCAAGCCGACCATGCGTCAGCGCATCGATGAGGGATGCACCCTCGCCGTCCTGAACCTCGTAGCGCGTGTCGAACGTGTAGTCAGGCATCGCGATCCCTCACGAAGTAGGTAGCCCAGCCAGCATGTGTTCGTGACCAAGCGCTCAGCCGTGCGCGCCAGCGCCAACGGTAGGAGTCGCGCTGGTCCATGGACGCCGATAGCTCACTGCCGCGCCATACCTGCCAGCGGTGGGCGGTCTCAGTCACGGTCCGTAGACCTCAGCGGGTGGGGACCGCTCACAGGTCAGCCTCCGCTGGGCCTTCTATCAACCGGAATTTGATCTCAAGTGGGTCGCCGACCTCAATGCCTGTTCCCTTGAGAGACAGGCGGACATCAACGATGAGCGTGTCGTCTGACTCCCCACGCTCAAGCACGAGACGCTTGCAGCCAGCATTGACCGGCGTGCCGTTATGAAGGGCTTCGATCTCTATCTCCATGCCCTGCATTCTACCTCGCGGGTCAGCCGATAAGACCCGGGTGCTTCTCAGCCTTGCGCCGACGTTGCGGCCTACGACTCGCCGTCCCTCGGTTGCACCTCATGTGCTCTGGGCCACGGGTGATGGAGCGGTCCTTGTCGTCGTGACCTAGGTCCCATTGGTCCGCTGGTGTGTCGGGTGAGATGAAGGCTTCGTCCTTGGTCTTGCCTTCAGCGAGACAGCGCCAGCAGTAGGCCTTGCCTTCGCGGACGAGTCGGGCTGCTCGCTTGCGTTCCTTTTGGTGAGCGTGCCCGTAGCCCCTCTGGGTGCTGGTCGGGCGAGGCACCCGCTCAGTCCTCGTCGTCCGCTTCCGCTGATCCCCTTGCGTCTTCCACTGCGTCGGCCCCACGGCGGAGCATCGCTCCGATGAGCCAGTCGGGATCAGACGAGTGGTTCCAGCCGCCCTGCTCGCGGATACAGCCGTCCTCGTCTTTCTTGTGGACGGAGTAGACGACTGCCACGTGGCGGACCTCAGCGTCCATCTCTTCCTCGATCTCGCCGATTGACTCGAGTGCACTGAGGAGGACGTACTTGGCCTCGGAGAGCACTTCGGTCTCGTTCAACCCAGCCTCCACTGAATCAGCACGATGGCTGCCAGGCTTCCTATGGCTATAGCGGTGAGACAGAAGGACTCGATGTCGTAGCGGGGGAGCGACCGCATCATCCGCAGTACCAAGTCGGAGCCGGTAGACCAACAGCAGCAGCGAGAGCACGGGTGCGAGGCGAAACTGCCTGTTCGTAGCTGGGCCGTTGACGGCGGTGATGGGTGCGCCTCCACCACTTCACGCCGCCAGCCCTTCAACCCGCGAGCCAGCAAGAGCCATGGCGATCCGTCTCTCCTCTAGCTCGTCAGGGGTACGCCACTCGCCACCTTGACACGGAGCACAGTAGTCGCCAGCGTGGTAGCGAGACAGTGGCTTTGCTCCGCAGCCCTTGCATTCCCTATCTGCTGGGTAGGGGCCGGGCTTGCGTTCATGACGCTTGGCTGCCTTGACGACGGACATCGCACTCAGTTGCCCGTGCTGTCCGTCCAGAGCTTGGCGACCGCGTACCAGAGGACTACGACCCCTACGGCTCCTGTGGCTACTCCTGCGATGAAGGACATGGCTCAGTCCCCTGTGTTGTCGTCTTGCCGCGTCTCGGCGTTTGGGGCACCTGCTCGGCACCTACCGATTCGCTGGAGCGCTACTCCCAGAACAGACCGTGTGCGCCTTGGCTCTCCTTGTGGACAACCGAGGTGTTGCGCTTGATCTGGCGGCCGTACTGGTCGGTCTCGCTCTCTTCGGGCGAGACGTAGACGAGGTTCAGGCTGGGCTGCGTCGCGCCGACTGGCGGACTCCAGACCTGAGTGACGATCGCGGCGTGCTGCTTGCCGTGCGCGTCGGTGTAACGGACTGCGTCTCCTATCTCCATGCTCACCTCCTCTTGTTGGAAGAGGGTGCTGCGAAGGGGCGCGCCGGCTCAGGGCTAGCCGACAGCGAGTCGTACGCCTCGCTTGACCGGCGCATGAAGAAGCGGCCAGCAAAGACCCACCACCCAGGCTTTCGCCCTATGGGATGGGGGTCTTCGCTGGTCCGTTGTGCTCGCGGTGAGACGAGCGGAAGAAGCGGGCAGGTAGAGGGTGCGCACGTCACCGCCGCAGAGTGCAGCGGCTCTACCTGCCCTGGGCCTCGCAACCATTCGGCGAGTGCCTTAGATCCGGGGGCAAGAATTGAACTCGCATCTCACGGTCCAGAGCCGTGCGTCCTGCCTGGTTGGACTACCCCGGAGTGAAGCTCTATGCGGCCTGTGGCGGTGGGTAGGTGAGGCTGACTTTGCCGCGAGCGGCAGCTTCGGCTTGTGCGATGGCAGCGGAGTCCAGTCTGGTGGTGCTGCTGTTTTCCTGGCTGGGCAAAACGATAAGCCCTGCCGACTTCGCGTCCTCACGCTGGCGGGTCAGCGCATCCCCAGCCACTACCGCGTAAGCGTGGCGGGCGTGCTGATAGGCAGCCCAGGTTTGCTGAACGGCCGTGTCGAGCGCCTCGATCTGAGCGCGTAGCGGGTCGCTCATCTCCTCCTCGGAGATGTCATCGAAGCCGGCTCGCTTCTTGCAGGCGATGGAGAACGAGTCCGATGCAGCGGTCGCTGCCTGTCCGAGCAAGCGAACAGTCGATGCGAGACCGCCATACAGCAGGATCTCGGCTTGAGTCACTTTGGGCTCGGGTGCCCACTTCGCCTCGCCGCCTACAGCTACCAAGCGCGGGGCGTCTCCTACCTCTGGTCCTTCGTGCTGGCTCATCCCAACCTCCTTCGGGTCGTTTATGGGTATGGCCAAGCGGAGGGGGCAGGAGTCGAACCTGCAAGCGGCCGTGAAGCCGCTACGCCCTTAGCAGGGGCGCTGACTCGCCAGTGTCAGCCCTTCCGTGAAGCTGTTAGAGAACCGAGGGTCACCAGTAGCGCGTGAAGCGCTCGACAACCTCAGCGGGCGAGGCGGCGACACGCAGTTTTCGAACCCGCCTTATGCCCGAGTGGACCCCTTGGACGTAGCCGCCGTGGCGGGCGCTGTGGTCTTCGACAGCGCCGAAGGCGTGGTAGGCGTCGTAACCAAGTTCGCGCAGCTCGCGGCGCAAGAGGCGAAGGCCAAGCGCGATCCGGAGGTTCTGCATCAGCACCGTCCTCATCGTGGGTTGGTTTGCTGCCGGCCGGGACTTCCGATTCGTCACCCGGCACTACGCGCTGAGCAGTCCGCGATCTCGCCAACCCCGTTTCGGGACCGCTTTGGTCGCTATCCGCTCGTTCTGGGAGTTCTTTCGAACGCGCGTGCTCTCTTGTTGATCGGCTCGTTACACCACGGCAGCAAGTAGAAAGAGGGGGCTGCGACGCCGGTCGTTATCCCCGACGCCGCAGCGCATTCATGTGTGCGAGCGAGACGAGCGGCAGGACGCTCCCTTGGTGCCTCGGCTCTTTCAATTGCCAGCTTCCCGGCTCTCAGTCCGGGCCGGGGTTCTTGGATCCCGGTGCTGTCCTGCAGGGTTCGAGGGAGTCGGCGCCGGCCGGCTTCTTTGCGTACACGCGGCCCTGCGCGGATTGGCTACCGAACAGGAGTGCCCGCGCACGAGCCGTCCCTCGAAGTGTGAGACCGAGTGACCGAGAAAGGTCTACGTCGGCCCTGAAGACCGGCGCGGTGATCCCGTCAAGATGATCCGTTCACACGGAGACGGGGCCGCTTGGCCAGCAGCGCATGGCTGCCTTTGTCGGGTCCGTGGCAAGTCATCAGCCCGACAGGTGCCCATGAAAATTGGAGCGGGAACGAATGCGATCAAGGATCGCGAGAAACTTTTACCCCAGTCGTGCGGCCCATCTGCTCATGGAAGCGGAGCGGGCTTATTGGGCACGGGAGTTGGTGAGCATTCTAAACAGCGACTGCGGCGGAATCCAGAGCGGCCCGTTTCTTTGCCCTCTCCAGGGCAATCCGAGTGCGCTTGCCGGGCTTGCCGCGGCGACGTTCGGCGGCCAGCTTGCGCTCTAGGCGAGCGATCTCCGCTGAGTCGATGCTGACCACATGCTCGACCCGTAGGGCCTCGTCTTCGTCTTCCCGTTCTGTGCGGCTCGGGGCAACGATGATCTGCTCGGGCTCTGTCTCCACCTTCTCGTGAATCTCCTCAAGCGGGTGCGGACCGGCGGGAACGCGCGCCGCCATGTGCAGATGGCGGACCGGGTCGACCGGCTCATGCAAGGCGACCGTTGCCTCCCATTGGTTCCGGCCAACGGGTCCAACCGGCTCTATGCCCAAGACGATGATGCGATCCTCTTCGGTGAGCGGCCGGGTGGCGAGGCGACGTCGGCGTGGCTTCTTGTAACCGGCAGGCTTCTTCCCATAGTGGCGCTCGTGCATCTGCGCCATGACCTCGCGGCAGGTATCAGGAGACTCGATGCGGTCTTTCTTGGCCCGCTCGTATTCCTCGAGGCTCTGGACCCGGTAGGTGCGGCCCTCCTGTGGTTCTTCTGCTCCCGCCGGCCACTTGATCGTCACGGAGCCCGGAGCGGCCTCGCGAATCTGGGTGCGGGTCTCTTTGTCGAACCTCATGCGGCCATGAACTCCTTTGCGAGGGGTTTGCTCTCTCGAAGCGAGCAGACGGGGCACGTGCAGCAGTTGGCGTAGCCCAGGCAGCGGGATGGCGAGGGGAGCTTCTGGCCCTTGGCGTCCAAGACCGCCTCTAGGGCGAGCACGCGATCGGCTGGGAACTCGGGTGGGCGAAAGTCCGAAGCGGCTGCCGCCTTCCCCTCCTCTCGGGTGAGGTTCATGGGGCATCTCCAGCAATAACGCCAGCCATAAAGGCGAGCCAGAGAGCGCCCGCGATGTCTATGCCGCCGACCCAATGAGCCAGCGTTCCATTGCAATTCAGCAGCAGGAACGCGCTGTCCCCGGCAAGGAAGAACGCTCCGACTATGAGAATGACCAGAGCCGCCTTCACGCAGTCCCCCTAACTGCTGGCTGGGTGGGGGCGGGCTCAAGGTCGTATTCGGTGACTTTGCCGTCAGGGTCGATGACTGCTTCGAAGTCCAGCCCGAGCGCGTGGAACTCAACCTGAATCCCCCCATCGCTCATAGGCACGTAGGCGAGAGCGCGATCGAAGCCTCGGAGACGATCTAGGGCCTGCTCAGTCGGCGGCTCTCCCCCGTAGCTATCCCAACCCTTGGACAACCCTGCGAGCTGGGAAATCCGGACCGGATCGCTCGTCACTGCTCCGCCCCTTCATCCCGTTCCCGATCAGCAAGCACCTTGGAGAGATAGGCCTGCCTCTCATCCCCTTTGAGTTCCCCGACTCGTCTCTTTACTGCCTTGTAGGTATGGGTGGGGAGCTTTAGCTGTAGGGCTAGTAGGGGGTTTGTGGCGGGGGTGGTTGTCAT